TTACAGTTGCTATTAATTGGCTTGTTATTGCCTATTTATTAGGTTTTTAAGGGTTCCTATTGTTCGCTCGGGCGGTATCTATTAAGGCTTCTATTAATCGTAAACTAGTAGAATTATAATACTTACTAAAAAATGTCAGATAACTTAGGCCCGCGGGCGTGTGCGGGCGTAAACCCGCGGGATAACCGCTTGAAGTATTTTAGATGTCTATTAGTAGAAAAGTAGAAAAACCCGCAGAAAACCTTGGTAAACTATAACTGTAATTATCGTAAGTTATATTTATTGGTTTTAGGGTGGCAAGGGCCACTAGGGGGTACTAGGCACTAGTTATACAAAGTGGATATAATTTTATAGAAATCAAGGTGTAAACTAGTAGGCATGAAACGGGTGCCGTTACGGGTACCCTAATAGGGATACTAACCTAGGGGGGGAATATAGTGCCCCCGGGTAGGGGGTACCTTCTAATTGTACTAGTGTTTCTCATTTTGTCAAGTAAAAAATTATTTTTTTTATACAAAACACTTGACAACTAGCTAATCGGCGATACAATAGTAAATATGAGTACAAAACAAGCACATATCTTTTCACTTTAGATAGTATAACAAAAGGTAGATATGGTGCACGCTGTACTTAATTAGATATATGACAAATCTACTACCACAGAAACCTAAACAGAAAAAAGAGTTAACCCCTAAACAGGAGGCATTTATTGATGCCCTAATACAAAATGGGGGCAATGTCTCACAAGCTATGAAAACAGCAGGCTATGAGCCTACTTCTCGTACTTGGTTAGTAAATTCAGTATCTTCTGAAATAGTAGAACGAACACAGAACTATCTAGCGGCACATGGAATGAAAGCCGCAAACAACTTAATTACCGCTTTAGATGAAGACGGAACAACCCCCAAGGGCGAGCTTCGATTAAAGGCCGCAGAAAGCCTCTTGAATCGTATTGGTATAGGTTCAAGAGAGACAATAGACCATAATGTAACAGCAATGCATGGTGTTGTGCTATTGCCAAATAAACAGGATGAGAAGATAATAGATGGCTAGAACTCTAAAAGACCCAGAGTTTCATAAATGGCTAAGAACCCACTACAGTAAAGAATTAAAAGATTTAAAACCGCAGGATGCACACAACAAGTTTATAGTTTATTTAGCATGGAGACGAGCAACGCACAAACAACCACCCAAGACACAAGAAAAACATCAACCATACCTTTCGGATATAAATTAGATGAAGACAATAAAACGTTATTACCTATCACAGAGGAGCTTGAGGCTTATCGAAAAGCAAAGGATTATCTTAAATCTTGCTCTTATCGGGAAGTTGCTAGTTGGCTTACCGCAACGACAGGGAGAAAGATTTCAGCTCAAGGCCTTAGAAAAAAAGTATTAGGAGAAATTAATGACAGATAATATAAAACAAATACAGCAAAACAGAGTTTTTGGTAAAGATTGGCAATTTTCTGGTGAATCAAAAAATTTTCCCCAACTTTTAGATATTAGATATGAAAAAGACTACAAATTATCTTTAAAATCTAAAAAATTAAATCCTAGAAAACCAAAAGGAATGGATTTAAAATATGACATGAAAAGGCAGTTTAGTAAAGGATACAAGGGTGATTGATGTACCTCCTCCAAAGCCTAAACGCCAATATAACTACAGTGTTGCTACAAAAGCTAAGATAGCATCTCAAAAAAAGCTTAGAGAAGCTAAAAAAACTGCTGAAAGAAAGAAAAAACAAGTAAAAGCACAGCGAGATAAGGTAAGATACCTAGAAAAAGGCTTAAAAAAGATAGAAGGAACACTAAATGGCAAAAATCCGTCAGTTTTAACGGAAGATGACCTAAAAGTAGCACCAAAAGCACTAAAAGAACACATAGAAGACCTAGATAACGTAATATTTAGGCCAAATGAAGGCCCACAAACAGATTTTTTGGCTTCACCCGAGAGAGATGTACTCTATGGAGGTGCCGCAGGCGGTGGTAAATCATACGCATTACTAGCAGATTTGCTTAGGTACGCACACTTACCAGACCATAGAGCACTTTTAATTAGAAGAACTCTAGATGAACTTACAGAATTAATAGATAAAAGTAAACAATTGTACCCAAAAGCATTTCCGGGTGCAGTTTTTAAAGAATCTAAATCTATGTGGATGTTTCCTAGTGGAGCAACTGCATGGTTTTCCTACCTAGACAGGGATAAAGATGTTACTAGATATCAAGGGCAAGCTTTTAACTGGATAGGATTAGATGAGATTACACATTATCCTACTCCCTTTGTTTGGGAGTATTTGCGTTCTAGATTAAGAACGACAAATCCCGAGATAAAACCTTATATGAGGTGCACTGCTAACCCCGGCGGTGTAGGTGGTTGGTGGGTAAAGAAAATGTACATTGACCCTTCACCTCCATATGAGAGCTTTGCGGCGTGTGATATTGATTCTGGAGAGGTCTACAGATGGCCACAGAGTCACGAAAAGGCAGGTCAACCTTTATTTCAAAGAAAGTTTATACCTGCTAGATTAACAGATAATCCATACTTAATGCAGGATGGTCAGTATGAAGCTATGCTTCGTTCTTTACCAGAAGTAGAAAGAAAAAGATTATTAGATGGTGATTGGGAAGTTGCAGAAGGTGCGGCTTTTCCAGAGTTTGCTAGACCTTTGCATGTTATGGAACCTTTTGATATTCCGATAGGATGGCAAAGATTTCGTTCAGCAGATTATGGGTATGCATCACCATCGTGCGTTTTATGGGGAACAGTAGATTTTGATGGAAACATTTACATCTATCGTGAATTATATGGTGCAGGATATACTGGCGAAAGACTAGCTCGTTTAATTTTAGAGATGGAGAGAGCAGACCCAACAATGGCAATGTCTATATTAGATACAAGTTGTTGGAATAAAACTGGTCTTGGGCCTAGTATAGCTGAAACTATGATTAGAAATGGTGTTCGATGGGTTCCTGCTGACAGAGATAGAATATCTGGTAAAGTAGAAATGCATAGAAGACTAGCTATCAACGAAAAAACTGGTGAGCCAAAATTAAAAATATTTGCTACTTGTACAAATTTAATTCGTACGTTATCAAGTATACCTACATCAAAAACAAATCCAGAAGATGTTGATACAAAAGCTGATGACCATGCCTACGATGCATTGAGATATATGATTATGACTAGACAATCTAATCAGCCAACATTAAATACAGCATTAAATAAAATTAAAGACAGGGTTGCTTATGAACCCAGTGATGCAGTTTTTGGGTATTAAGGGTAATACCTAAATTAATAAATAACTAAGGAGATAAAAATGCCGGGAAACAATTATAACTTTGGAGCAGATTATATCATGAAACAAAGCGAGCAAAATGTGGATGCACCAGATGCTCCATTAACTCGTATGCCTTTACAATTTTCAACAGAAATTAAAGAAGGCGATGAAAATCCAATAATCCAACCATTTCCAAAAGGTAAATCAAAATCAGCTAAATTAGATGCGTCTATTTTAAATTCAGATAAAGATAAAGATTATTAAAAAAAAGGTAAAAAATGGTTGATGAAGTTCAAGGCACTGACCAAACTTCAACTATGCCAGAGGAAGAGGCTCCGGGAATAGTAGGCTATATTGAATCAAAATACAATGATTCAAAAGCGTCTAGACAAACCCATGAGGCTCGATGGTTAAGAGCTTACAAAAATTACAGAGGTGTGTATGATAACACAACTCAATTTCGTGATAATGAAAAAAGTAAAGTTTTTGTAAAAATTACTAAAACAAAAACTCTTGCCGCATATGGTCAAATTGTTGACGTTTTATTTGCTAATAAAAAATTTCCTATTACAGTAGGTTCTACTCCAGTGCCGGAAGGCGTTGCGGATGTTGCACACTTGCGTGTTCCGGGAGAAGAAAATCTAGAATCATCTGTCGGTTTTCCGGGGGATGGTAAAGAGATACTTCCGGGAGCTACTAATGCAACTCCGTTAGGAGGATTACAATCTGAATATGAAGGTGCAAATTTAGCAGAGGGAAGAGCAAGAATACCTAATCAGCCAGAAATATATCCTGCACAAGAAACAGCACGCAGGATGGAAAAATTAATACATGACCAGTTATTAGATACAAATGCTGTAAATGTTTTGAGACACGCAATATTTGAATCTGTTTTATTAGGAACAGGTATTGTTAAAGGGCCTTTTAATTATGCTAAAACAGTTCATCGTTGGGATACTATTGATGGAGAAAAAATGTATGCTCCATATAACAAAGAAGTTCCAAGAATAGAGGCTGTATCTTGTTGGGATTTTTTTCCAGACCCAGATGCAACTAGTATTGAAGATTGTAATTATACTATAGAGCGTCATAAACTTACAAGAACACAATTAAGAGATTTAATAAAACATCCTTATTTTGATGAGGATGCAATATCTGAATGTCTTGAGATGGGTGCTAATTATACGAAAGAATACTATGAAGATATTATTCAATCATATGATGCTCAAGCAAATTATGATGTCGATAGATATGAAGTATTAGAATACTGGGGAACACTAGATACATATTTAGCAAGTGAAATAGGATTAGAAATAAATCAATTATCTGCTCTTGATGAAGTACAAATAAATGCTTGGATATGTAATGGTAAAGTACTAAGGGCAGTTTTAAATCCATTTACACCAGAAAGAATACCTTATCAATCTGTTCCGTATGAAATAAACCCTTATCAATTATTTGGTATTGGTGTTCCAGAAAATATGGAAGATGCACAGTTACTTATGAACGGTCATGTAAGAATGGCTATTGATAACTTAGCTTTAGCAGGTAATTTAGTATTCGATGTTGATGAAGCATCACTAGTTCCGGGTCAAAATATGGATATATTTCCGGGAAAAATCTTTAGACGACAATCTGGTGTCACAGGAACCGCAATAAATGGATTGAAATTTCCTAATACTGCACCAGAAAATCTACAGATGTATATGCAAGCGAGACAACTTGCAGATGAAGAAACAGGTATACCGTCCGTTATGCACGGCCAGACAGGTGTATCTGGAACAGGAAGAACTTCTTCTGGATTATCAATGTTACTTAGTGGAGCAAATTTATCTATAAAAACAGTAATGAAAAATATAGATGATTTTTTACTTAAGCCACTGGGTGAAGCAATGTTTCAGTGGAATATGCAATTTGATAATGAAAATCAAGACATAGTTGGTGATTTAGAAATAAAGCCAAGAGGTGTTTCTAGTATAATGCAAAAAGAAGTTAGGTCACAGAGACTAACAACATTGTTACAGACTGTAGCTAACCCAATGCTTGCACCATTTATTAAGATACCAAATTTAATTAGGGAGTTAGCAATAGCACAAGATATTGACCCAGATAGTCTGGTAAACAATATGAATGATGCACAAATATTTGCAGAAATATTACGAGGTTTAAATGCTGAACAAAAAACAAGCGAGTCAACTCAAGGGAATAGTCAACAATCCGGCCCTATGGGAGCCAATGGAGAGGTACCTGCAGGAGCAAATCCAAATGACCCATCGGGCGTTGGTGGTGGCACAATCGGAACAGGAAATATTCCGCAATCAGGGGAAGGCAATTTTACTGGAGGAGCTTCTGACTCTTAGAGCGAACATAAATGAATTTGATAAAAATAAATAGGGAGAATAATGGTTGAAACTTTAGCAACAGGTTTAGCAAAAGACGATGCAGAGCTATTTAAAAAAGCTAATGCATTATATGCATCTAGCGGTAGAGAGCCACTGACAGTTAGTGAATTTAATAATTTAACACCAGAACTAAAAGAACGAATAAATAAAGTTGATGTAAATAAGCTTGCTGATATGCAGGATAATTTAGGTTCTTTAGATGTTGTTAAAAAAAGAACTGATGTTGCAGGTCAACGACTTGGTATTGAAGATGAAATGCTTGGTTTAAGTCTTGGTACCGGAGAACAAGAAGTTTTTTTTAATGCTCCTATTTCAAGTCAATCACCAATGATTAATATTAATAATGGTGCTATAAAATATAATTTAGGTGTTTCATCACAAAGTGTTCCTACTAACGCAGGTAACTCAGTAAATAATAATACTTCATTTAATGACACTAGTATTCCTAATACATCTAAAAATAAAAATTTATTTGATAGATATAGAAATAAATTAAAAGCGATGGGATTAAAAGCTGAGTCAACTGACCCTGCTACTGGTGAATCATTAGGTTTACAAGATACTGACCCAATGCGTGCAGTAGTAAAACCCATGATAGGAGCTATATTTGGGGGAGCAACGGCACTCCCTGCTGTGGCAATATCTTGGTTTTCACACGGAAGAGCACAGCAAAAGGCCGCTACTGAAATGATAAAAGACATTGAAGATGGCACATTTAAAAAAGATAAAATGTATCTTAATTATAGTGGTGAACAGTTATTTAGAAAAATGGCAACAACTTTTGCTGACCCATATAGACAGATGAATACTATTTACGGTAAAGCAGGTGTTGATGGAGATGCGATAAGAAATTTTTTTGATTATGCGGCTGAAAATGATATGTTTGATAAAAAAACATTAAGAGATTTACAACAATACAGACCGGGTTTATTAGCTTCTACTTTGTCAGCATATGATGCGGCAGGAAAACAAAGACCAGATTTTACTTTTTATGCTAGTGAGTTTAAAGAAACTTTACCAGAAGGTTCTAAATTATTTAGTACAATAGAGTCTGGTGGTCAAACAATACAGCAAACATATCAAACACCTACAGGTAAAACTATTTCTACTGGTGCTCAACAAGATGGTATTCAACAGCAACCACAGCAAACTAGTAGTAATAATCAAGGCAGTGCTAACCAAGGCGGTGGTGGAGATGTATTTATTGGTGGTAATCAGTATCAATCGTCAGTAGATAAAAACGAAAGTTATTATAAAGATTTTGCTAGCTCTGGTTCTCAATTTGGTTATGGATTACAAGAAGGTGGCCCAGTACCAGTTGGTAATACAGAAGTTATTAATGAACCTAATAAAGATATGTCTGGAGTAGCGGATGATGTTCCTAGACAATTACAAGAGGGTGATTTTGTTATTAATGCACCGGCTGTAGCAATGGCAGGAAAAGCTGATATACTAAACATGATTAAAAATGCTAGAGCTAGCTTACGAGCTAGAGGCGTTCAATTAACTGATAGAGAAGCAGGAGATATTGATGTTGATGTTAGTAATAAAGAAATCGTTATATCAAAAGCAGAAGCAGAAGAAATAGGGTACGATAGATTAGAAAAAATAAATAATAGAGGTAAAGAAAGAGTAAGAGAAATAGCAGAAGAGCAAGAACAAAAACAGCAGATACAACAAAATCCTCAACCACAAGGAATGATGAATGTTCAAAATGCTCAAGTAGGTGGTCAAATAAATTTAGACGAAAATAAAAATCAACCTATAGCTGTACCAAGAGAAAGTTTTGCAGGACAAAGTTCGGTAGGTAGAAGATTACTATCACCTATGTCTCCAGAAGCACAAGATGATGAAGCAGAATTAGCTAGTAGGTCACAAAGTTTTGAGGGATTTTTGAAACCTATAAAAATGCAAGAAGGTGACACAGTAAGAGCAGATAGAAATAATAATCCTCTCAATCTTGTTGCTAATAAAAATACAGTAGGATTTTTTGGAGTAACTGGAGTTGATGATAAAGGAAACCAACCAGAAAACTATTTAATGTTTAATGATATAAACAATGGATTAAGAGCCGGTGCTTACGTTTTACGAAATCAATATAATAATAAAACTCCTAAAGAAATAATAAATATGTTTAGTAGAACCGATAAAGACTCATATACAAAGGCTATTGAAAAACAATTTGGTAACAATAAAATAAATACACAAGATGATAATACATTATTAAATTTAATGAAAGTAATGATTAATCAAGAAGGTAGTAAACAAATGTTTACTGATGAACAAATAATAAATGCTATCAATGAATCAAAAGTAGAAAAATTAAATCCTCAAAAATTACAATCTGGTGACAAAGTAAAACCACAAGAGGTAGCAAGAGATTTAATAGCAAAAAAATTAAAAGAAGAATTAATACAAAATATGTCTAACAAACAACAAAAAGTAACAACTGGATTTTTAGCAGTAGCAGATACTTTATCAAAGATTGCTAGTGATAAAATTTTATCCGGTGAGTTTGATTTAATGGGTGGTAAATTGCAAGTAGGAGCAAATCCATCTGGCACTCAAGGTTACTTAGGATTTTCAAAAACATTTTAAAAAGTTTCCCGATGAGTAATCGGGATTAGTGCACGGCTACTCATACATTAGGTATGACCCCTATGCACTTAACAACCAAATCGGCTACTCGCATATTGCGACCCCGAAGGAGGAAACATGGCTCAAGCGAAAGCTAAAGAAGCTGAACTACAAAGTAAAGAAAACGAGGTTGTCGAAGAAGAGTCAACTCTATATAAAAATGCATATCATAAAGATTTGGATAAAGAAGTAGAAGACCCAAGACAGGCTGTACAGGACACCGATGAGGCTACTCCTGAAGAAACAGGTTTCATTACAAAAAATGAAACACAACCTAACCATGACTATAAGAAAAGATATGATGACCTTAAAGCTCATTATGATAGAAAGCAAAACGAAAGTAAGCAAAAAACTGAAGAGTTAGAAGCTAAACTTAGAATTGCAGAAAAGAACAAGGCTATGGCGAACTATGTTCCGCCAAAGACTGATGATGAACTTATTGAGTTTAAGAAAAAATATCCAGACGTATATGATGTGGTAGAGACAATATCTCAAAAACAAGCTACACGACAAGTTGAATCTCTACAAAAAGAGGTAGAAACGCTTCGTAAAAGAGAAGATGATTTGATTGTGCAGAGTGCGTATAGGGAATTGTTAAATGCTCACCCAGACTTTACTGAAACAAAAGATACACCAGAATTTTTAGAATGGTTAGATGGACAACCTCCATCAATATCAGATGGTGTAACTAAAAACAATAAAGATTCTAAATGGGCAATTCGTGTTCTAGATTTGTACAAAGCGGACAAGGGTTTAAGCAAAAGCAAACCCAAATCAAATGCTAGTGCGGCAGAAAGTGTGACAAGGACAAAGGCCAAGTCTGTAAACGTTGATGGCAACACTAACAAGAAAGTTTGGAAGGCATCCGAGATTCAAAAGATGAATCCTGCGATGTATGAAAAGTACGAGAAGGAGATTGATTTAGCTTTTAAAGAAGGCAGAATTGATACTCGTGCTTAAACTTAACCTTAAAGGAGAACTAAAATGGCTATATCAGCATCTGCGGGTTATGACAATTTACCTTCGGGCAATTGGCTACCTAGCATTTATTCGCAAAAAGTTCTCAAGTTTTTCCGAAGAAGCTCTGTTGTTGAGGGTATCACTAACACTGATTACACAGGAGAAATTGAAAACTACGGCGACACGGTAAGAATCATTAAAGAACCGGCAATTACGGTTCAATCTTACACAAAAGGTTCTCAAACTAATCTACAAAATATTGCAGATGACCAAACTACCCTTGTAGTTGACACTGCAAATTATTTTGCTTTCAAAGTAGATGATATTGAAGAAAGACAATCACATATTAACTTTGAAGCATTAGCTACCTCTTCTGGTGCTTATGCTCTAAAAAGAAAATATGATAGAGATGTTTTAGAAGATATATCAACTACTTCTGGTATTAATGCAGGTACATCTGTAACTGCTAACACTGGTGATTTAGCATACAGTGTAATTGCAGAAGCGGCTAGAAAACTAGACGACCAATCTGTACCAGAAGAAAATAGATGGTTTGTAGCACCTCCAATTTTTTACGAACAACTATCTGCGGCGGCATCAAAAGTTATGGATGCGTCTGTAATGGGTGATGGCGTTTCAGCGTTGCGTAATGGATTGGTAACAACTAAATCTATTGCAGGAATGAGCCTGTACAAATCAACAGCATTAAATATTTCTGGAACTGACATTATTACTGCATCTGGCTCTTCAAACGAGTACTATGTATTAGCAGGTCATATGTCTTCTACTTCAACTGCTTCGCACATTGCGAAAACAGAAGTTGTAAGAGACCCAGATTCATTTTCTGACATTGTTAGAGGATTGCATGTTTATGGTAGTAAGGTCTTAAGACCAGAAGCTATTGTAAGAACTGCAGTTGTTCTATCGTAATATAGGAGGATTAAATGACAACTTATAGTAAAGTTACAGGCGGAACAGCCGGACATCCTTCTACTAGAAGGAAGCCTTATTGGGTTGAAAACACAGTTGATTTATCACTGTTTGACCCTGCGGCTAACGACATCGTACAGGTATTAAATGTACCTGCCGAAACTCTAGTTATTAATGCAGGAATTGAAGTACTAACTGCTTCACCTTCAAGTGTTACACTTGACGTAGGTGACGGTGGCGATGTAGATAGATTCATTGATGGCCTAGACTCAACGTCTACTGGTCATGGTGCTCAAGTAATTAACGCTTCAAATGTAGGACATGTATATGGTTCTGCTGACACAATTGATGTTAAAGTGTTAGGTGCACAGG